CCCAGCACCTGAACAAATGGATACAGATGAGAAATCAAGTCCTTCTGTTATCTCAGGAGATGAAAAATGAGTAAACATTACAATTTAACTGTTACTGATGATAACGGAAAATCAGTTACTACTTCAAACACAAGCACAGAACATCCAGAAGAAGTTCTACGTATGATGCAACTTGCAGGTATGCAATCACAAGATTGCGGATGCGGTGCAAGTCCTTGTGGGTGTGGAGAGTCAATCGAAGAAAACGAATATCAACCAACACCAGCTAACGATAAGTTAGATTTAGATGACTATTCAAAAAAATCAGGTGAAAGTATTCCAAAACAAAAGAAAAGTTTAGACAAAGCACCTTCAAGAGGTGATAACCCATTAGAATATTCTTTAGATGAAAATGAAATCTTTGAATCTTTAATGAATGAGTTTGAAGAAGTAGAAGAAGGTAAACTTAACCCAGGTCTTCAAGCATACCTAGATAAGAAAAAAGGTAAAAAAGATGACAAAGATGACAAAGAAGATAAAGTAGAAGAAAAGAAAGCAAAGCCTGACTTTGCTGATATCGATGGCGACGGCGATAAAAAAGAAACAATGAAAAAAGCGGCCAAAGATAAAAAAGAAAAAGCTAATGAATCTATCGAAGAAGGATTTGAAGCAGATGAAGTTAAAGCAATATTCATGAGTTATCCAGAAGACGCTGAAAAAGTAAAAGCGACTGGTGAACTAGATACTGATTCACAACTTTATATGGATTTATTTGGGTACTATCAAGATGAAATGCCATACGGTACACAAAAAGCAAGAGACGGTGATCCAACAGAATGGTTAGAAAATAGATTATCTGATTTAGGTATGATGGAATCAACTAACGAAGCAAAATGTAACTGTGATTGTGGTAAAGACCCATGTGAAGAATGTGGCAAGTCTCATCATAAAGTAAAAGAAGAAAGCCCAGAATTAGCAAGACTAAGAAAACTTGCAGGCACTGAGAAAGTTGATGAATTAGGACCATTGGCAGTGTTGGCACCAGTAGCGAAAGCAGTCGGTGGCGCATTATTAAAGAAAGGCATCAAAGGCGCGGCGGCACGTGCTGGAGCAAGTGCAGTGGCCAGCAAGGCACTTTCTAATAAAAATCCTCAATAATAAGTATTTACAATATACTTTATATAAGTGTATTATTTTTCCACCTTTGCGATAAATACATTTATACAACTAAGGGAGAGTAAACAATGGCAAACAAATATCGTGGCGTAACTTGGAATAACGCAGGCGCAGGCCCTAGAGTAAGAATTAGACGTTCAATATGGTTAGCAGAGTTAGCCGATTTTGGGTCAATTACAGACTCCGCAGATGACCTACCAACAAGAGGTGCTCTACATAGAGGTTCACTTGGTGCTACATCAGGTACACGTGGTTATGTAAATCTTTCAACAGTAAATGATTTAGCAGTGGTTGATACACAAGACCACGGGTCAATTACAGATACAGCTACAACGGCAACTATCTGGCCAAATATCTAAAAATTAATTATCAAATTATCTAAAATTAAAAGGGAGTTTAGGCTCCCTTTTTTTGTGCATAAATAGTATTATATTAGAAGTTAATTAGGATAATACATGATATGGACAGAATGGGATAAGCTAACAGAGGTTATTGTTGGCTCCACTTATGATATTAAGTCTTTAGAACAATTCGATGATACACAATTTGTTGATAGTATGTCAAAGATACTAGAAGAAACAGAACAAGATTTTCAAAAATTATCAGATGTATTTAAATCAGCAAGTGTTAAAGTTCACAGACCAAAGAATATACCTTTGCAATCTGAAAGCACAAGACAATGGAAATCAGAGTTTCCATATCCTGCAATATGTCCTCGTGACCATCATATAGTTTATGGAGATACTATTATCAATACTATAGGTGGTGATTGTAATAGATATACTGAAAGTGATTACTTCTTAGATATAATGTTAGAAAAACATAAAGAAGGAAGAAACTATATTGCAATGCCTAGACCTTTATTGCAATCTCAGTATCAACACTATGAAACAATGGAACCTCAGATAATGTATCATGCCGCAAATATTATAAAATGTGGAGATACTTTAATTCATTCAAGACCTTATCATGATCCAGCTGGACGTGATTTTGGGGCAAGAGGAACAAGAACAGGGTTAGATTGGGTAAAAAGAAATATAGGTTGTGAAACAAAATGGATAGAAATACCTGAATGCGGTCATGCTGATGGTATGTTAGCAATTATCAAACCAGGATTATTGATGACATGGAAAGAAGAATATATTCCCGAAGAACTAAAACATTGGGATAAGATTATTCTAACACCATGGGATTTGCCTGAGTGGTTTCACGAAATAAGAATTCAACATTTCTATAAAGATAAAGTTGAGAAATGGTTATCTCACTGGATAGGCTATGTTGATGAAACAGTATTCGATTTGAATGTAGTTAGTATTGATGAAAATACAGTTATTACAAACGGATATGATGCAAGAATTGAAAAAGAATTGAAACAATATGGTGTCGAAATGGTACCGTTTGATTTCAGACATAAATATTTCTGGGATAGTGGATTACATTGCGTAACACTTGACTTAAGTAGAAATGGAGAAAGAGAAAGCTATGTATAATGTTGTAATGAGAACACCTGAGTGTTTAGTTGTTGATGACTTTTTGCCACTTGATATAAGAGATAAGATTTTAAATCAAGTACAAGTAGATGAATGGCAACAAACAAAAGGCGATGACAAATTCTGGCACTACACTGACGGACCTAATTATAAAAATCAAAAGCGTTGGCAAAGCAAATATCCTTTTGGTGATAATTGTGATTTATGGTTTGAGCATTTTAATAAATTTTTAAATGAATATGAACATATTGCAGATTATGTAGAAGGTGGAGAATTTGAAGATTACGCACTACGTTGTCATGCATATCCAGTAAATGCTAAAAACCCTTGGCATAACGATTTAGGGTTTACAACATACACATACTATCTTCATAAAGAGTGGCATATTAATTGGGATTCTACTTTACTGATTTTGCCAATGGGAAGTGTACCAGAATACTCTCAGTGGATGGAATTAGAAGAAGGTACAAAACATTATGATAGTTATGCAGAACTAAAAAGTCCAATGGAAATGTTTCAACAAAAAGAAAAATACAAATCAATTATTGACAAAGGTATTGGTACTTTTGTTAGTCCAAAACCAAACAGATTGATTTTGATACAAAAGAATTCAGTACACGGAATTACACGTGTAGATCCAGATGCAGGTGATAATATAAGAGTTACACTAACAGGAGCAATAGGTGAAAAAGGCTGGCGTGAAAGAATAAAAAGATTTGAAAATGCAGAAATCGAAGACGACGGCAAAGTATCTATTAAAGAATAATGGCAGACTTAACTAAAAAAGCATATCAGAAAACACAATTTAGTAATCAACAATTACTAGAATTCAGTAAGTGTGCAACTGACCCTTTTTATTTTTTGAACAATTATTTCAAAATACAACACCCAACTAGAGGTAGTATGTTGTATGATGCTTATGAGTTTCAAAAAGGATTACTTCATTCTTATCATGATTATAGATTTTCTATTTCTATGCTTGGTAGACAGATGGGTAAATCTACAACCGCGGCAGGATACTTGCTTTGGTATGCAATGTTTAACCCTGACCAAACTATTCTAATTGCGGCACACAAATATTCAGGTGCCCAAGAAATCATGCATAGAATTAGACATGCATATGAATTATGCCCTGACCATATACGATGTGGTGTCACAAGTTATAACAAAGGTAGTTTAGAATTTGACAATGGTTCACGTATCATTGCACAAGCGACTACAGAAAACACAGGTCGTGGTCTTTCAATTTCTTTATTATACTGTGACGAGTTTGCATTCGTAAGACCTAATATTGCAAAAGAGTTTTGGACTTCAATATCTCCTACTCTAGCAACAGGTGGTAAAGCGATTATTACTTCAACACCAAACTTAGATGATGACCAGTTTGCTCTTATCTGGAGTGGTGCAAATAAAAAGATTGATGAGTACGGTAATGAAAAACCAGTAGGTGTCAATGGCTTTAAACCATTCAAAGCTATATGGGACGAACACCCTGATAGAGATGAACAATGGTCAAAAGAAGAAAGAACACGTGTTGGTGAAGAAAGATTTTTACGTGAACATGAATGTCAATTCATTGCGTTTGATGAAACACTCGTAGACAGTATTAAACTTTCTCATTTGAAAGGTATAGAACCAATTCATAAAACAGGTCAAGTAAGATGGTATGAAAAAATTAATAAAGATTCTACATATGTAGTTGGACTTGATCCTGCAATGGGAACAGGCGGCGATTATTCAGCTATTGAAGTCTGGAGTTTACCAGAACTAGTACAAGTTGCAGAATGGCAAAGTAATCGTACAGATGTTAGAGGTCAAGTAAAAACAATGCATGATATATTATCTATTTTAAATGATGAGATGAAAGAACTTGGTGCTAATAATCCAGAAATATATTGGTCAGTTGAGAATAACTCATTAGGTGAGGCGGCTTTGATTGTAATTGATGAAATGGACGAAGATAAATTTCCTGGAGAGTTTTTACATGAACCAAAGAAAAGAGGAATACAAAAAGCAATCAGAAAAGGATTTACAACATCATACAAAACAAAAATTACAGCATGTATGAAAATGAAATCCTGGATGGAAAGTGATAAAATGGTACCTCTTAGCAGAAATTTAATCAGAGAATTAAAAACATTTATCGCAAAGGGTAAGAGTTTTGAAGCAAAATTAGGCGAGACAGATGACTTAGTATCTGCTACTTTGCTTTGTATCAGACAAATTCAAGTAATCTCTAGATTCGATGAAGAATATATGGAAACTCTTGGAGAATCACTTGATAGTGATGACAGTTACAATGACCCTCTTCCTGTGATAATTTGATAAATACATCTATAAGGAATTATTAATATGGCTGTAAATTATTCAACAATCGCAGAAAAAATTATGCGTTTCATTCAAGGAAATGGTCTTTCTTTGAAGATGTATAATTCTGATAACGGTAAAAGTGTTGCTAATCCAGAGGAAGCAAGATTTTTCTATATCGAAGAACCAAACATGATGGTATCTATTGACGAATCATCAAAAGAAGTTAAACTTCATTTCGGTGAAGGTGTCGATATTGATAAACCAAAAGCAGAAAAATTAATGAACAGTCTTAGAAATTTATCACGTGAGTATATGTTAGATTTTGATGTAAGGTCTTTTGGAAGACACATCGAGCCTAAAAACTATGCTTACAAAGTAGAGAAAAACAAGGAGCAGACTATGAGTGATGTATTCAATGAAGGTATGTCAAAACTAGAAGGATCCTCACGTACTAGTCGCCAGACACTAGAAAATGTAAGATTAATCGTCAAACATCGTGCGCCAGTAAATGAAGAACAACGTGGAGCACGTTCTCGTAACATTTCATCAATTTTTGTTGAGAATGCAGAAGGTGAGCGTTTCAAGTATCCATATAAACATTTAAATGGTGCAAGAGCAATGGCGAGACACGTATCACATGGTGGTGTACCGAGCGACATGGTGGGTGAAGCGATTATCGAACTATCATCGAACCTAGCAAAATTAAAAGAGTTCATGAACGTAGTAAACAAACAAAGTCTTGTGAATGAAAGTAATCGTTCAGTTGTACTTAATGTAAAACGTAGAGTAGAATCTATTAAAGAATCTATCAAGCGTATTCAAGGTGCAAAAGGGTATGCGGCATTTGTTGAAAAGATGGCAACAACAGAAGCAAAACAAAACGCTGAAATCACAGAAGATACTGTAAACAACTACGTAAAGAAATTTACAAAAACAACTTTTGAAGAATCATTAAGAGATGTCTTACCGCTAATTCATCGTGTACACGAAGAAGAAGTAGAAGATAACCGAATGAACCAAATTCAAAGAGTTATGCAAATCATTACTGCAAAAGATAAGATGGGTCAAAAAGTAAATCGTATCTATTTCCCAAAAGATCCTAATGCTCAATATGATTTTGACAAAATCAAAAATCAATATGCTGAACCTCGTTCAAAAGAAGAAGCAGAGGAACAGAAGAAATTGAAACTTGCGTTATCAGTTGATGATATTGCGAATCGTGTTGATGTCGATTCAACAGATGATAAGAAACGTAAAAACAAAGGTCATGATAGAGCGGCTGAGTTATCACTTTTCTTACAAGACATAGCAGATGAAATTCGTGATGGTAAGACTTTGACAAAAGATAAACTAAAATTAGCTGGTTATCTAATGAAATTATCAAAGACTGCAACTGAAGGCGAAGAAGTTCAAAAGCAAAATGTTGAAGAACAGTTCGATTCTATGTTAGCAGAAGCATTTGATAAGTTTGAAATACCAGCGTAAGGATTTGATATGATTATTACGATAGCAGGCGAACAAGAATTTATCAAAACTACAGAAACTACAGTAAGTGATGCTAAGAGAGTTTATATCTCTTGGGCAAAAGAATCTGTAACTACTGAAAATAAGTATGTTGAACATAAAGAACTTACTGATAAATCTAAGCCACATGACGAATCTACAAATCCATATGTGTCTATCGGTAAAGTTTATATGACTAAAGAGCAACCTCTTATCATAAGAAAGTATCCAACAGACGTTCTAGTGTCAAATGTTGGATCAAATGTTATATCAGCTACACCAATTTTTGATAGATAATATTTAAAAAATCCAATAAAATAGGGGCGTTTAGGCGCCCCTTTTTTTACCCACAAAAAAATTTCAAAAAATACGTATTTAACGCTTGACTTTGAGGAAAAAGATAAGTATAATTGTAAACATGCTCTGAGAGAGTTATGTTGACACTCAGGCTAATACTAAAACTAATACAGGCTAATATAGGAGAATAATATGGCTACTTTAGCAGAAATCCGTGCAAAACTTCTTGCACAAGACTCAAAATCGGCAGACAATGCCAATCAAAATCGTGGGGTAGACGCAATCTATCCTTTCTGGAATATGGATACAGACTCGACGGCTGTAATTCGTTTTCTTCCAGATGCGGACAACTCAAATACATTTTTCTGGCGTGAACGTCAAATCATTAAAATGACATTCCCTGGCGTAAAAGGTGGGGATACATCAAAGCCAGTAACTGTACAAGTTCCGTGCGTTGAAATGTGGGGTGATACATGTCCAGTACATGCAGAGATTCGTCCTTGGTTCAAAGATCCAGCAATGGAAGACATTGGACGAAAGTATTGGAAGAAGCGTTCTTACATCTTCCAAGGTTTCGTTGTTCAAGATCCAATGAACGAGGAATCTCCTGAGAATCCAATCAGACGTTTTGTGATTGGTCCTCAAATCTTTAAACTTCTAAAGTCGGCTCTAATGGATCCAGATATGGAAAATCTTCCAACTGACTATGATTCAGGAACTGATTTCCGTTTAACAAAAACTCAAAAAGGTCAATATGCTGACTACTCAACTTCAAATTGGGCACGTAAAGAACGTTCTCTAAATGAAGATGAACGTAAAGCTATTGAAACTCATGGGTTGTATGACTTAAACGACTTCATGCCAAAACGTCCTAATGATGAAGAACTACGTATCATCATGGAAATGTTTGAAGCATCAGTTGATGGAAATCTATATGATCCAGAGAAGTTCGGTGCATACTACAAACCTTATGGTTTGGATTTAGGTAATACAACGACCAAGACAGAAACTAAGCAGGAAACTGCACAACCTTCTGCTCCGGTTGAAACTAAATCTGCTCCGGTTGAGACACCGGCTCCTGCTCCAAAGGCAGAAGCAACACCTCAACCAGCAATGGCAGAGGCAACATCAACACCAGCAACTGGTGGTTCAAATGATGCCGCTGATATCCTGGCAATGATTAGAAGTCGTAAATCTGACTAAATCATTAAAACAACTAGAGGGAGGGCAACCTCCCTCTCATTATAAAGGAGTGAAATATGCCAAGAGCATTTGACGTAAGTAAATTTAGAAAAAGCATAACGAAATCTGTGCCTGGAGTAAGTGCAGGATTTCGTGATCCAGATACATGGGTATCTACAGGTAATTACTGTCTAAACAGATTAATCAGTGGAGATTTTCAAAAAGGTATTCCACTAGGCAAGGTAACAGTATTAGCAGGTGAAAGTGGTGCAGGTAAATCATTTATAGCCGCAGGTAATATTGTTAGACATGCACAAGAACAAGGTATCTTTGTTGTTCTAATCGATTCAGAAAACGCATTAGATGAAAAGTGGTTACATGCATTAGATGTAAGCACAGATGAAGATAAACTTTTAAAATTAAATGTTGCAATGATTGATGAAGTTGCAAAGATTATCAGTGAATTTATGAAAGACTACAAGGCAGAATATGCCGATGCAGATGAACAAGATAGACCAAAAGTTCTTTTTGTTCTTGATTCACTTGGTATGATGTTAACACCAACTGATGTTGACCAGTTTAACAAGGGTGATATGAAAGGTGATATGGGTCGTAAGCCTAAAGCACTCGCGGCTCTTGTTAGAAATTGTGTAAATATGTTTGGTGATTACAACGTAGGTATGGTTGCAACAAATCATACATACGCATCACAAGATATGTTTGACCCAGATGATAAGATTTCAGGTGGTCAAGGATTTATCTATGCATCAAGTATCGTTGTTGCAATGAAAAAACTAAAACTAAAAGAAGACGAGGCAGGTAACAAGATTTCAGAAGTACGTGGTATCAGAGCGGCTTGTAAAGTTATGAAAACTCGTTACGCAAAACCTTTTGAAGGTGTACAAGTTAAGATTCCATATGAAACAGGCATGGATCCATATAGTGGTCTTGTTGATTTCTTTGAAGCAAAAGGAATTCTTGTTAAGTCTGGAAATAAACTTGCATATACAACTACATCAGGTGAAATTATGTCAGAGTTCAGAAAAAACTGGACTGGTGATAAACTTGATATAGTTATGAAAGAATGGGGCAATAAAGATTTTGATGATGAATCAGAAGAATTAGAAGCACCAGAACAAGAAAACATAGAAGTAAATGAGGAAGCATAATGGCTAAATATTTTTCGACCAAGTGCTATGGGCATAACATTGGACTAAGTGCAGTGTTTAGACAACCTTTAGCACACTCACATTGTAAATTACTACTACAGACTCACGGTCTTGCAAGTATTGTACAACTTGAAGGTGTGGGGGTCGAAAAGTTTGCTGAACATGCCTGGCGAAAGGCGGACGAATTAGTAAAACAAATGACAGACAATCGTTGCCGATGTGTTCGTGTAGAATGTGCAGAACATGGTGCTAACTCAGCCATTTATGAGGCGTAAATGACTTCTGTAGATATTGAAACAGTATTCGAAATGTGGGAGAAAATCAAAGCATATGTTCCCGCAAAAGAGAAATTAGATGTCGCAGAAATATTTATTAGAACGGCAGACGATGTTGGTGCATTAAAAGAAGATGTACATGAACTTGTAAATGGTGATAAAATTTTAGAAGCGGCATATGACCGCTACTATGCAGACGATTTTGAAGAAGAAGAGGATGATTGGGAATAAACATGAATTGGTATAATGAAGTTGTAAAAGATTGGGGCAAAATACCTGATTGCATTGAACACTACAGTAATGAATTGCTTGAAGCAAGAAAAGAAGTACGTATTCACGGCAACGTAGAAAAGAACTCCACACAACTTCCAGCTTATGTAGAACTACGATTCTCTCAATTACAAGAACTAGAGGCAATATTAGAGCATCTAAATATTCAACTAAGAAAGAAAAGAAGTGAATATTTAAGAAAGTATCTTGAAAACTATAACAAAGCACTTAGTAGTAGGGATGCTGAAAAATATGCTGATGGTGAACAAGAAGTTGTCGCAATATCAGAACTTATAAATCAAGTTGCTTATACTAGAAATCAATTTTTAGGTATAACAAAGGGATTTGAAATCAAACACTTCCAATTAACTAATATTATTAAGTTAAGAGTGGCGGGAATGGAAGATTCGGAAATAAACAACAGACATTAACAATGGCTCAATGGAAGTAAATAATAGACCATTGTAAAGAGAGGACGGAAGAATTATTATGAGCGAAATTCAAGTAGTAAAAAGAGACGGTATAAGCGAACCGTTAGACTTGGAAAAGATGCACAAAGTAGTAATGTTTGCGTGTCAAGATATCGCAGGCGTTAGTGCTAGTGAAGTCGAACTAAAGTCTCACATACAATTTTATGATGGTATAACTAGTGAAGAAATTCAAGAAACATTGATTAAGGCGGCTTCTGATTTAATTTCAGAAGAAACACCAAACTATCAATGGGTTGCAGGAAATCTTGTTAATTATCATCTTAGAAAAATGGTATACAATGAGTTTGAACCTTGGCATATCCTTAAAGTTGTAGAAGCAAACGTCAAGAACGGATTCTATGATCCTTCATTGTTAGAAGACTATACTAAAGATGAATGGGACGAAATTAACAATTTTATTAAACATGATAGAGATTTCAATATTGCATATGTAGGTATGGAACAGTTTCGTGGTAAGTACTTAGTACAAAATCGTGTTACTGGTAAACATTTTGAAACACCACAAATTGCATATGCTTTAATTTCTGCTACACTGTTTAGTACATATCCAAAAGAAACAAGATTGAAGTATGTTAAAGATTACTATGATGCAATTAGTAACTTTGATATTTCTTTACCAACTCCTGTTATGGCAGGCGTAAGAACACCACAAAGACAATTTTCAAGTTGCGTTTTGATTGAAACTGATGACTCTCTTGATTCTATTAATGCTACCTCAAGTTCAGTTGTCAAGTATGTTTCTCAAAAAGCAGGTATCGGTATTGGTGCTGGTAGTATACGTGCTATCAATTCACCAATTCGAAACGGTGATGCCAGTCATACAGGAGTTATTCCTTTTTATAAATTGTTTCAAGCAAGTGTAAAATCATGTTCACAAGGTGGTGTTCGTGGTGGCGCGGCAACTTTGTATTATCCTATTTGGCATTATGAAGTTGAAGACTTACTTGTTCTAAAGAATAACAAAGGTACAGAAGATAATCGTGTGCGTCATATGGATTATGGTGTACAGTTTAATAAACTAATGTATGAAAGATTAATTGCTGGTGAAGATATTACTTTGTTTTCACCAAGTGATGTTCCTGGTCTATATGATTCATTCTTTCAAGACCAAGATAAGTTTAGAGAAATTTATGAACGTGCAGAACGTAATACAAGATTACG